ATGAACCATGAAAACACTTTGTCTGTTTCCACATTGTTTTTATTTATAAGGCTATTCACAGATTCTTCAAGTTGCCTTTGAAAAAACTCTTGTGTCTCAAATGAATACCTAACATTATCTATATCTTTTTCAATAATATCTGCCATTACCTTTGACTTCCTTGTGAACTAATAAAATCTACGCCTTGTGCATTAGTAAATGTTGTACCAGATGCTACTTTTACATTAGCTCTTATATACCTGCCAGATGTTCGCAACGGATTTAAACCATCACTTTGCATACTTGCATAAGCGGTTGCTGTTGGATTATCTGCTAATCGTTCTCTTGTTTTGACAGATACAGTGGCTGTTGCATCTACAATTGGTCTCACTCCCTCAATAATAGAACGAAATCCAGGATATAGTTCAACTTCAGAAGTTTCAATTTCAATCTCATTTGCTGTACCAGAATAAATAGCAGCTTTAAAATCACTATCTATTGCACCTAAAAACAACTGACCACCAGACCAAAAGTCTGTATCTAAGGCAATATTAATATTTTCTAAGTTTTGTGAGATAATATCCATAAGTTCTACAGTATATGCACCCACAAACTGAGAAAATATAAATGAAGCATTAGATTCGGCTAATGACCATTTTTCTGTTGCATAATTATAAATAATTAATTTATCACAAATTCCTGTTGTATTAGATGTATTTGAAGCAGAGGGATATAACCATAAAGCTAATTGATTAAATGGATCAACTGCTGAACAAATACGATCACTGAATGCTTTGTTTAAATCTAAATCAAAAAAACGATTAACTTTTTCTGCACCAATGGCTTTGATGGTATCACCATTAATTTCAAAAAAACCATCATCTGCATAAAAGAAAACTCTTCTGTTATCTTGGCAAACTGTTTTACCATAAACTGCACCTCTGTTTGGAGATACCACTGAAAATCTAAATGTGGTTGATCCTCCAACAAAATCCATACGAACAATTTGATTTTGTCTAAATATATAACCAAACTCACCTGATGTAATAGCAACGATCTCACCACCTGAACCAGGTAAATCTTGTGAGTCTGCTAATTTTGATCCAGGTGTCCATGTACCAATATCATTAATACCAGACCATTGAACTCTGTTTTGTGCTGTTGCTTGATTACCTGTTACTAAAAAATCTCTTATGACACCTGATACTCTAAATGTTGGAGGTGTGCCATCTGTTGCAATCGTTGAAAGATTAGCAAAATTAGTTGATGTTCCCATCAAATAATAAAGCGGTGCATCTACTCCATTACTTGCAACAACATGATTACCGAATTGTGTAAATGTCCAAAAGTCTGTGTCTCCTCCAGTGAGAGATCCTTTTCTTGATGTAAATGTTCCACCATCTAATTGAAAAATATCTGTATTTATTGATACAAAATTAAAAACTGCACCTGAATTATTTCTAAAAGAACCACCGCCTCTAGCGTTAGCTCCAATATTATTAGAACTATAACTTACTAAAGAAGGAAATCTTTTATAACTATCTCTTGCATAATATACATTGGTTGCAACATTTGCACCTGGATTTAAATGTGAGGGTTGATCAGGAAGCCATTCACCAAATTTTAGTTGCATTATCTACCTCCAAAATTTGAAGCGACTGTATCTTCTGATCTTACTTGTAAAGGTGATCCAGAGAACTGATCTTCTCTATCATTTCTTTCTAATCTTTCCATTGCAGTTGCATACATTTGTTGCCACTTTTGAACTAACATTTTATCTATGCCGCCTAAGAAGTTTGTTGCATGATATAATGCACCATACAAATAAATTGAAGGATGATCTGATAAAATAAAATTACTTGTATTACTATCTGATAAAGCATCAAATTTTTTGTAAAAATTTAATGTTGCAGTAAAAGTAGAATCTGGTTTTGGTGCAAAACGTAGTTTATCCCCAAGTATCGTATAAACTTCTGGTGTTCCTGTCGTAGACGTACCTTTGATAGAATCCATTTGTGATGGTGTCATGTAACGCAAAGGCAGTTTAGTTGAACCTGATACAATAAAAAAATCTCTGATTTGTAAAAATCCAGTAGGTAAATCTTCTGTCTCTGCATCTATAGTGATTGTTGTTTCTGAAATCATTTTTCTAATTCTAAGTTTAGAATTGAAATCTGCTTCAGTTAATGAAATAAAATCTACAATCTCATCTGTTAAATCAGTTCTGTTTAACCAATTTGCAACACTTGTTTTTAACGCTGAATATGTATTTAATGCCATTATAATCTTCCTGGTGCTGTTCTAAAATATTGAAACTCATTTGAATTAAGTTTTTTTTTTAGAATTTTTTGTTGTTCTTCTTTTTTTAAGGCAAACCAATTGTTTGTGCCATTATATTCTTTAGTCCATAATTCTAATACTAATGTTGGAATAGATGCCACTCTTTTTAAATCTTTTGATTTAGAGTAGCCGTCATTATGAGTATACATCTTTTTGTTATGGTCAATGATAGGCTTGTAATTGATATTTCGTTCTACTACTACCTGTCTATTCATATCGTCAGAGTGATAGGTTGTTTTAATTAAACCTTCTTGCTCTTCTAATCTTTTACTCATATTTTTCCTTGACCTCTATATTTGGCTTTGTGCATTATGCGTTTTGACTTATTTGGTGACTTTGAATGTCTACCAGGTCTTTTTCTTCTTGTTTTTTTTATAAAATTATTTACGCCAAATAAAGATTTTTTCTTAGCCATTATTTAGATAATGAAGTGATATGTAAATCTCCGTCAGCAGAATTTCTTATTACTGCAATTTTTTCACCTGGATTTAATCTTATTTTTTCAATAACATTTGCAGGTAAATATACAGAACTTGTAGTTGCTGTTGGGTTTGCTCCAATTAAATAATGACAGTTTGTAGTAGAAACTAATCTCACATGATGAACGCCTGATGCAATCGCTGCACTTTGTGCAGATGAACTTGCTACGCTTACCTTTTGTGTTGATACTACTGCAAATAAACTATCTGTTGAATTTCCAGCCATATTTTTTATCTCCTAATTTATATCTATACTAATTTTTGGGGGTGTTTCCACCCCCTAATTTATTATCTTCTTATAACAAATGTTACAATCATCTCACAAGCTGTAGATGAACCACCATCTGTAATAATTTCAATCGTACCACCCTCAGTAACAGAGTTAGCCGCAGTTGGTTCTGATGTATCTACATCACCAGCCGCAGAACCTGATTGAGTTACAGTGATTGCAGCTCCAGTAACCGCAGTGCCACCAATTTCAAAAGTGATCGCAGCGTTTGCTGTTGAGATCGAATTTTTTATTGATGTTAAGATTTTAATAATCTTACCGCTATCTGGCACAGCAACGAATGTTGATCCTGCTGTACTGATGTCTGTTACTTTAGCTGTTAAAAAGTAATCATTTAATGTTCTCATTGTATTGTCCTTTGTTTGCTTCGTTCCGCCTTTTGACTTCAAAGACCAAACGAAAGGTTAAGTTGTTAGTGGGGGATTGCTCCCCCACTAGATACTACTATTACGAAGTAGTTAAGTCAGCAACGATACCAGAACCCTGTTCGTTTCTTGACTCTAATGTGTACTCAGTAACTAAGAATTGCTTTGCAGCATCTCCAGTTTTCGCTAAGTCTTCTAAAGAGAAATCTCTTAAGAACGCTACTGCGAAAAGATCAGGAGTGATTACAAACGCATCTCTAGCTCTTGAGAATCTGTTTGGAGTTACTTGCATAGCTCCAAAGTCTGATTCATAAACATCAACAGCCGCAACTAATCTTTTGTTTTCTGCCGGATCAAATCTAGTTGAACCACCAGTGAAACCAGATAGTTTTTGTTTGTTGAATGAACCAACCATAATCATTGATGGATCGCCACCATTATCCCATACGGATTTGATGACAGTCTTCAATTGATCTTCAGTGAAAGCTCTTTGAGTTCCATCTGTTCTAGCATTCGTTCCAGAAGTGCCTGGTGCAGATCCTGAAGCTCCTGCTGATTGGTTTGTTTTTAACCAAGAACCAAGTCCAGCTAATTCTCTAGCTGTACTGTCGTTACCTGTAACTGGTGCGTTGTTTGCAGTTAATGAACTCTCCATATCTCTTTTAAGTTCTTTTGACTTTTTAGAGATTTGGTATGCAAGTTCAGAATTTCTTCCTGCTTTATTTACCGCATCTAAAGTTCCAGTAACGATTACAGATTTTGTTGAAATCTGACATTGGTTACCTTTTCTTGTTGTTGCATCTGGTGCAGAGAATGAGACCTCATCTCCTTCAACCGCAGCATTAGTCGCACTAGCCGCAGCTAATGAGTCTAATTGCCATTCATGATTAACAGCAGTCGCTTTTGTTTTTGCGATTGCAGACATGAAAGGCGTATCGGTTGGGGAAATGTTATAGATAACATCTGATAGGTCTTCTCTTTCACCGACAGCATCGTATGTACTAAAAGTACCACTTACCTGTGCCATAGTGTTTGTCTCCTATTTTTTGTTTTTAGTTATCATGTCTAAAAAAATACTTTGAGCATCTTTAATGCTACCTGATTTTTTTAAACGACCCAACTTTTCTCTCTTTTGAGCAAAATTAACATCAGCTTTTGTTTTTTTAACACCACTTGATAATACTTTTCCAGGTTTTGCCATCTTTGAAGCCAAATTAGGTTTCAATTTCTGCATACTTCTGTACTTCATAGCATCATTGACCAACATAACGATACGATGATCATAAATTTGTCCAATCTCTTGATCTCTAAAACCATAAGACTGTAAATATGACTGCATATCTTGTTTCAACTGTTTGGATTTATCTTTATCAGCAAATTCAGGTATTTTATTTACCAAAATTTTATGCTGATCCGATACCATCTGTTGAATCTGTCTTTGTTGCTCAGCTTTTACCTTTTGAATAGATGCAGCAAGTTTTTCTTGCTTCATTTTCATCTTATGTTCAAGCCTTGCAGCTTCTGTTGGATCTTCGTCATACAACCTC